AGTATCATTCACTATTACAATAAACATGGAACCGGATATGGCAGCCAGCCATATTCCATTCCAACTCGTACCTAAGCTACAATAAGAGAGTAATCGGCTAACGCATCATTCTCTGGGCTTCTACGCCCGTTCTAAAGACAGTTGACCATCTCTCTTGTTGTAGCATTCGTTTTAAGCAGGTTGAGCCACCCGCCAAGCGGAGCGTTCGTGTCACCCAATAGATTGAATCGGCAACGAGTAAAAGATGGATTCCGGTTGCAAATACAAAGTAATGGAGGAACCGTTATGAACGCTGTAGGCATTGACGTTTCCAAAGGAAAGAGCATGGTTTGCGTCATGCGCCCCTTTGGAGAAGTAGTACTCGAACCCTTTGAAGTTTTACACACCGCCCAAAGCCTGAACGATCTGGCTGGGAAGCTCAAAGCTTTGGACGGAGAGACCCGTGTCGTCATGGAAGCCACCGGGAATTACCACAAACCAGTTGCTTTCGTTTTACACGATGCGGGCTTATTCGTTTCCGTAGTCAATCCTGTTCTGATTCATGACTATGACAACAACAGTTTAAGACGTGTCAAAACGGATAGAAAAGACGCTGTTAAAATCGCCAACTATACGCTCGACAAGTGGACACGGCTACGACAGTATCTTCCCGAAGATGATACCCGGCTGGCTTTGAAGAATTGTTATCGTCAGTACCAGCAAGCCGTGGCAGTTCGTACTATGCTGAAGAATAATCTGATCTCATCTCTTGACCTGACCTTTCCAGATGCAAACAAGCTATTTTCAAGCCCCGCAAAGAGCAACGGGTGCGAAAAATGGGTCGATTTCATTGGAGACTTCTGGCACAGTGAGTGTGTTTCAAGCCTTTCCTCTGATGCCTTTGCTAAAAAGTATTTAAAGTGGTGTCAGAAGCACGGATATAATTTCACTCGCTCAAAATCGGATACGATCTATGCCTGTGCAGTCAATGCTGCTTCTCTTCCAAAATCCCCAACCTCAAAACTCCTTATTCAGCAACAGGTCGCTCAGCTGAAAGCCGTATCTCAGTCCGTGGCTGCATTCCAGCAGGAGATGCTTCGCCTTTCTCAACAGCTTCCGGAATTTGATACTGTGATGGAAATGTACGGCGTCGGCCCTTCTCTCGGTCCTCAACTGATGGCTGAGATCGGAGATGTCCGTCGTTTCTCATCCAAGAAATCACTCATTGCATTTGCAGGAATTGAACCGCAGCCAAATGATTCTGGCAAGATTGTGGGCAACGATAGCGGAATTAGTAAAGTGGGTTCGGCTGTTCTACGTAGGACGCTCTTTCTGATTATGACTGTCATCTTGAAGACACAACCTCAGGATGAGCCGGTTTTTCAATTCATGAACAAAAAGCGCTCTGAGGGAAAACCCTACAAAGTTTACATGATGGCTTCAGCCAACAAGTTCTTGCGAATCTATTATGCTAGAGTGAAAGCTGTAATGGACTCCAAACACTCAAAATAAGCATGGATATTTGTTTTTGGTCGTAATTTCCTCTTGAGCCTGAGCTGAATTCAAAGAACCGCTTAGCTGGCGTAGCGAACCCTTGACAAACCGAAGCATTCAAATGCTATCCTGATTTTGCGAGGGCTGGCTGGGCTTGCTTTGCTATCCCCTCCGTCGCCCTCGCTGTGTTTTGACCAGCATTTGAATACTGTTTGTCATGGGCAGCGGTCGGTTAGCGAATTTTCTTGTTTTGGGACTTGACTTTTATTAGCAGGTCTATTACTATATATATTTTTTCATTTTTTTAAGTAAGTTAAAGAAAAAAGTGGGTTTTTGGCCAAACAGCATATTTTTAACGTATTTACGTTAAATTTTGTGGCCATTTTTATAAAAATTTTTGGCCACAAAGTGGGTTTTTGGCCAAAAAAATGTCACTTTTTTGGCGTTTTCTCGAAAATTCCCAAAAATTGCGAAAAATAAAATGGGCAGAAGTGGGCACTCAGAAAAATCCTTTTGAGCCTAGAAAGCAAATAATCATGATAATTGCAAATCCAACAGCTCCAATAATTACGGCTTTATTCTCTTCCTTTGACTGGTCTTTCCTCTTCCGTTCCTCAAACTCCATCTTCTTAAGCTCAAGTTCTTTCGCATCCTTGGACTCTTGGATCCGTGCTTCATCCACAAACCGATGCGTCTCCTGATAGTCATCGAGCCGAATCTTCGTCCCACAGAACTCACAGAACATGAAATCTCGGTTGTCATCTTTCACCGTAAGATCCGCACCACAGCCAGGGCATTTTACCGTCCGTGCCATAAAAGCACCTCCTATTCGTCATGTATCAAGGATATCATGTGCTCTGCCCATAGTCAAGTAAATCAGGGTGGCCTCACCCAAATAACATTTTTATCCAGTTTCATACCTTAATCCTCAATCTCAAACATCACATTCTCCGGTGAGATGATCGTATCGCACTTCTTACCCTTGAACCGAAACCTAACAAACTGGTTCGTCAAAACGGAAATTTTCTCAACCAGTCCATATTCACCACTAAAATTAGCCACGATCTTAGCCCATACTCTCCCCTGCTTGGCCAGTTCGTTAAATTCACCCGCGGTCATTACCCACACTCACCTCCGTCATCAAACTTCTCCCTGCCGCATACAAGAATTTCTTCAGCGACAGCACCTTAATATCGTACGTACTCTTCAAATTCTCCAGCTCAATATTAACCCCACCAGAGCGATATTCCGCCATATCCAATGCATACCGCATCCGGCGATCCGCAACCCCAGGACTGCAATTGAACTTATCTGCCAGTGATGCCTCGATATCCCTCATGGACATAAATCGGTGCGAGTTCAAGTCATCGATGACCATCTCCACCGCTTCGCCCATCAGCTCCCCGCCGAAGGTCAGCATGGGAACTTTCAACTTAGCGAGAAAATCATACGTTCTTTGCTGCATTTCTTATCACCGCATCCTTTCCCACTTAGGTTTTCATAATAGCATTTGCTGCATGAACCAGATATGTGGTACCGTCAATCGTGATTTGCAGCTGATCGCCTTCATAATCGGTCCAGTTATCTACCTTGCCTTCAATGATGGTTCCGTCAGGCAACTTAATCTGTGCCCAGGAATAGGTAAATGTCGTATCAAACACCCTATAGTTTCCACAACTGCATAGCCCGAGGCAGCCAACGAGCATCATCATACATACAACAATGCAAATAATACGATTTTTCATAATCAATCACCTCAACCAAATATCATGTAAATCAAAAGCAAGAACCATCCTGTATATCTGATGATTCTCTGTTTTTCTTCGCCGATGTTCTCAGCAAAAGACATTCCAATTGCGATAGCTTGCAAAATAATGCTTGCGAGCAGCACAATTCGCATCACTTCACCATACTTCCTTTCCGTGTCTGGTCATCCGCAGGCCAGTACGTGTAAATATCATCGAACACCACCGGGATCTTCTTCTGGAGTTCCATCAGCAGCGGGCACATGAGCTCCCGCATCTGAGGATGGGCCGCCACAGGAGTACGCAGCTTGAAGATGTTGCGCCACTCACGGTAGTTGGCCGTCACCACGATCTCGGTCTTCAGGCACAGCGGCAGCACACAACGGGCCTGTTCGGGACGCATACCGAGTGCGATCATATCCTTATAAAGGATTTCCGCAGATTCGCAGGAATCAAGCCAGGTGCTGCCAGGCGTATATTCTGTGCTTTCACGTTTCTCGTCAGTGTCGGTCACATCAATATAATACGGCCGAATGAATGTCAACTCTCCGCCAAACTTCTCCTTCGAGTAGTTGCAGTACCGTGTGCTCTCCTGCGCAAAGCTCGCAATACGGTGCCTTATCAGTTCATTGGCCACGCCACGATCACAGGTAAACAGCACACTCAGCTGCGAATGCTCCAGCATAGCCTCATGCCCCTGCTTCACCAGAAAGCCCACCAGTTTCTTTGCCGACTCACCATCCGGCGTGATCTTGTCCTCGCTCTTGTAGCAGACCCGGGCCACCC